GCTTCAAACTCTTTTACTTGTTCATCAAGTTTATCCCTCATTCCCTGAGTTTGAGAGTTGTTAGGTACTTCAATATCGTCAGCTACAATAACATCGGCACGACTACCTGTTAACTGAGATGTTATACCTAGACTCTTTACAGATGGAGCATGAGCTGGAGGAGCTAGACCTACATCGAATGATACCTTACTAAACCTCTGTCCATCCTTTGGTAGTAAGGAGTTAAGCATAGGAATCTCTCTGATGATCCGTAATGTAAACGTACTAAAGTCATCAGAACGAGTCTTAGACGCTGATACAACTAGGAAGTTTTTGGATGGATCAAGTAGTAGTTGATGAACAACAAAGGCTGAACATATCCAACTTTTACCGACTCCTCTAAAAGCTTCTACTACAGACCTCTTAGGCCCATGTTGCATATAGTCAGCTATATCGTATTGTATGGGAGTAGGATCAGGTAGGTTAAGATGTTTCCATACAACAAACAGAAAGTTCCTAAAGTCTTTTAACTGGTCATCCATTCTGTTGTCTAACCGCTTCTGGGTCAGAGTCTTCAAAAGGTAACAGATCAGCAAGTCTTCCTAGTGGAGTATGCTGTTCAGTAATACTAATAATATCGTTATCTTTAAGGAGTTGCCTAGCACCATTTAAGATAGCAGCATTAAATTCCCCTGTCTCATGCATCTCTGATATAGCTGTAGAGTAAGTTTCTGCTACTTGTACCTGTAGCTTTTCTAAGCGTTCTCGTTTCATTGATTGTTATTGTTCCTCATCATTAGTTCTAGAAGTCTATCAAGTTTATCGTTCATTGACTCTAGTTTCTGCTCAAGACCATGTATACGTTTTTCAACAGATAGATCACGTTCATGTTGAGCAGCTAGTTCTACTTCTATCTTTGTTAAACGTCTTTCGTCGCTATCAAGTCTATCACTAAACTTCTTACCGATCCAACCGAATACACCAAGAACAACAGCTAATATACTGTCAAGGAAGTGGGAGATTTGTTCAGCCATTGGTTCCATGATTTATTAACTTAATGTTGCGACAGTTCCTGTTGTAGTAGTAGCACCGTCAGGAGCAACGTATTGCACTTTTAAGGCACTACCGTCTATATAAAAATTTATCATTTGTCCTCCCATTTGAGCTGTGCCAGTACCAACTCCCATCGCTGAAGTGTTAACAGTCATAGCTAGATCGTGACTTGCTGTTGCTCTAAGTATTTTATGGGTGTTTCCTGCTCCAGTACTTCCATTAGTCATCGACCAATCCACGTTAAAAGAATCTTCCTTGTGATATATGTGGCTTATATTGCCAGTTCCGTTTGTATCAAAAAGTTGTAGTAATGGTTCCCCGCTGGCTTGAATTGATAAAGTAGCATTATCTACAGAGGTTGCGTCATCGTTAGTTCCACTACTTTGTACCAAAAGACTAGTACCTGTGGAGTCTGCGCCTTGTGTAATAATAACTTCGGCAGGATGCGTTCCGCTTGGGCCATATGTACTATCAAATGGTGTACCACCTGTAGAATTATCCGTAGCACCAGTACCAGTAAGTGTATTAGCTCCTATAAGTGCCTGACCATCAACTGTTAGTTCGTAACCTGTTGCTGGAGTGTTTGCTATACTTACGGCATCTAAGCTTACGTTACCCCCTAAATTGTTTAATGCAGCATCAGCTATGGCTTGATCGACGTAGCCTTTATTAGCGGCATCGGAATCAATAAGGGGAGTACCCACCGAAAGGTTACCTTCTTTAGATTCTTGATTAATATAGTAGTTATGTTGGTAAGCTTCATCCTGTTGTTTTTCGGTAAGGACTGATCCATCAACAAAGTCTACTAGAAAGCCTTGATCGTTGTTTTTACCTAGACTTTTACGAAGTATCTTAACGGTTGTACCATCACTAACAGCAGTAGTTAAAACTACTTTTGGTGTAGATGTAGTATCTATAGTAAAATAATTATCGTTAATATCATACTGAGTAGAACCCACTTGAACGATAACGTGTGTATCTCGTAGATAACCAAATGTAATATTAAAGTTATTGGTTCCTGATGTATAGGTTACTGAGCTGCTTGCCATGATGTTTTAGAAGGAGGTTCTGGGATTAATATCTAATAGTTTTAAAAGTGGTTTTTCTGGTTGTAGGTTAGCTACTGATTGTCCGTCATCTACGTGTTTAAACCTACGTCCTTTAGTATTTACAAAGTCTCTAAACGATTCTTTTTCGTAATCATTTATAAGTGTGTTTAAGCGATTCGCAATCGAATCCTGTCCTTCTGGAGCGTTTATAGGAAGTCTAGCTTGATCTTTTAACTTTCTATATTCATCTCTAACAGCTTGTCGAATACGTTTATTTCGGATACTAAACTTACCCATGTGTTCTAACCAAGCGTCATGCAAGCTACGTCCTTTGTCATCTAGGTAATCTCTAGTGTTAACACGCTGTCCTTGTAAGCTTTGTACGTGTCTGGACTTCTGACCAAAGTTAGCTTGCATACGGGACATATCCCTTAGTAAAGGATCGTTAACCTTTTTACCATAGAAGTATACAGGAGATAACAATCCAAAACCTTCACGACTACGTTGACGTTCTACCTTTTCTCCAAAGATATTACGTTTGTATCCTTCATTGGTTCCTCCTATCACACGATCTTCTAGCTTACCTAAAGTGCTTCTAGCTTCTTTCTGGTAAGGATCGGTAATTTCACGTATGTCCTTTATAATTCTAGGAGTTAACGAGGCTATATAAGAGTTTGTCATGTTTTGAGCAAGACCTTGTCTACGTTCTGGTTCGTTAAACTGAGCAATGGATAATAAATCGGAAACACTACGTAGGAAGTATTTGTTACGTGCTATTTCAGCAAGCCCAGCTATTAAAGTCATAGTTAAATTATGACCATCTTCATCTGTGTAACCTTTTCTTTTAAACTCATTTTTCCTATCATAATGAGCAACCATATCAGCAGCTATAGATAAAAATGCGGATATAGGTTCAATTCTTTCGTATGATATTTGAAGATTCGTAAACGGAAGTTTAAGCATAAAAGGTTTCCATCCTGCTTGTTTAGCCATTTCCTTTTCTTCGCTGGTCATATGATTACCACTACCAGTAATGTTACCAGAGTATGCCATACCTACAAAGGTTGTTGCTAATGTAATACCTGTATAAATGTCTGCCATAGCATCAGCTTTAGCCTGTATTGTAGCAGTCGTTAAGGTTTCTTTGGCTTTTTCTAGTTCTTGTATTTCAAGATTAATATCAACAGCATTTCTTTCTGATGCTTTAAGATCGTTGATCTTTGTGTTTATAATATCTTTTTCTTTTTTAAACGTAACACCAGCATTCCATCTACGATATACTCCCATTCCTATAGATTTATCAATGATCCATTGACCGATAGCGGTAGGGGTTTTTACAAATGGAATAATAAACTGCCTAATCACTAGTCTAACTGGATCATCGTTTTTATAATCCCTCGACCAATCTGCTAATTTCTTCATCATCTGACTAAAGGCTTTATCGGAGTAGTCAGCTTGATAGGTCGTAGCTAAACCTGCTTGCTCTACGTTCTTAAACTCTTCCAGCATATTCCATTGGAGTAATCCTTGAGAGTCTTTAGATGTAGCCTTTTTAATGTATTCCTCCATGTATTTATTTAGGTCTGCTTCTGTAGTTTTACCTGCTATTAAAGCTTTCTGCATAGCTTCTGCACGTAATGCTCTCATAGTACCAGCAGTCCTAAATATATCATCGAATGCTCCCATGTTTCTAAAGGAGATAGATGTAAAGAAATCAAATACCTTTGCTAAACCTTGAGCGTTATCCGACTCTTGTAGAGTTCTTAAAAACTTCTGTAGTTCAGTCTTAGTAGTTTCGTTATCAGTTCCGTATACCTCTATTAGTTCTTTAAACTTTTTCTTCTGGGCTGGATTCATTCCAGCTAATTTTTGTGGAGTTAGGGTATCACTTACATCCATAAACTCCTGATAGAATCTATCATTTATACGAGGATTAAAAGCAGACCTACCTTTCTTCCATGCTGCTCCAAACATTCTTAGCGATTCCCAGATGTCCCTACCAAAGAATGCAGATCGTATTTCCGTCCAAGCATATTTAAGAGCCTCTACATTTTCGTACCGTCCTTCCTTTTTGCCTATCTTTATTTTATTATAGGCTCTTACTGCGTTTATAATTGGATCAGCTATTAAATGAAACGTACCCGAAACAGGGCCAATTAACCAAGTTTTAGGATGAAACAGCATCATGCTCATTCTAAACTTTTCAAATCCCCTATTAAAGTTCTCCCATCTACTAGGGGGTTCTATTTCCATTCTAGCTACTAAACCTTCTAGGTCGTTCATTAACAGTACAGAAACGTCCTCTAGTGTAGGGTTACTCATCTTTTTGAGTTGGGATTTTCGTTTGGCTATTAACTGATCGACTTCATCTTTTTCCTGTTTAGTAGCTTTAGCGTCGATGTCCTCAAAGAACTTTTGGATTTGATCTTCGTCTCCCGTATCTAGGAGTTTTTCTAATTCCTTTAACTGTTTTTCTTTAGCAGCAGCTTTAAACAGTTCTTCTTGTTCAAGATCAAATTGATTTCTAAGTTTAAGTTCTTCCGCTGAGTTTAGGATTTTACTGGCAAGATCACCATCTATACCTAGTTCTTCAAAATCTAACTCATCTCCGTACTTTAAAAGGTCTTCAGCAAGTTTATCTATATCACCTTCTATTAACTCATCTACGTTTTTAACAGATGTTAGCTCTTCAGCTCCTAGTTCTTTTAATAAAGCGTTTACTTTATCTTTATTTCCTACTAGATCGTTAACTTCAGATAACTGTTTTTCTAGTTTTTGTAATTTGGTTTTAGCTTCGGGCTTAGCTCCTTCTATTTTTTTGTTTAGTTTATCCCGAATACTTTTACTAAACACATTTAGTAGAGCTTTTTCTGATGGTTTTTTCTTTTTCTTCTTATTCTTTTTAAGAAAGTCCTTTATGCTCTTGGTATACTTACTCCATAACGTATCGGTATTTGTTTTGCCAAGGTTCATTACCATAGCTGTAAGTACATCCGACCTGCTTTTCTTTCCTCGCTTTTCTAACTTTTTTAAAGCTTTTACTAGGTTAAACTCTTTAGGTCGTTTATGTCTTACAAAGCTAAAGAGGTCTTCGGGATCAGTTTTACTAATACTTTCTACAGTCTGTAATAATACATCTACCCTATCAAATACCTCTTTAACTTCGTCTCTGTATTCTACTGTTTTATTAAAGTCGAATGCCTTGAATTTCTTTAAAGCTTCCTCTTTAGTAAGTTCTGTAGCTTGTCCAAATGCACCTACATTACGTGCTGCTAAAGTCTTTGCTGCTACTGTTCCAGCCTTTGCGTCTATTTGTACAGCAAGTCTATAGGCTTTAAGTAGACCTTTAATCTTTTCTACTTCTGTTCGTATCTCGTTAAAGTTGTTAACGTCAGGTTTAGTAAACAGTTTAGCGATCTTTGCGTAGATTCTATCTATTTCTGGAAATAGTTTAACTTCTGTCTCTAATAAGAAAATCTTACTTGCTTGCATTTGTGAAGGTAAGTCCTTCATCGTTGCTAGTTTCTTTAGTAGATTATCTTCGATTTCATCAACGTCTGCTTCCTTTATATTTTCTGGATCAACATCTCCAAAGAAACTATCTTCTTTAGCAGGTTTAAAATCGCTCATTCCAGCCTGACTTAGGTCTTCAGCTTTAATGCCAGTAACTTCATCGAAATCCTTACTGATCTCTGTTATGTTAGCTAAGATTGTACTAGCTGCTCCGTCTCCTTTTTCCTCAATTATCTCATCTATTGTTTTACCTTCCTCAAGAGCTTCTTTAATTTCGTCAGTTTCTTTTAACGCTTTCTTTACTACCTTTGCCTGTTTACCAGAAAACGTAACCATTTCTTTGTAGGCTTTACCTATGCTACCAAAACCAAGGTTTAATCCAGCACCCCATAGCATACCTGTTAAAACCTCTTCTGATCGTTTATTAAGGCTTTCTAGTATAGTAGCCTCATCTTCAACATCTGCTGCTATAAAGTCTGCTACACCACCTCTTAACGCTCCATCCGTCATGAGCCTTGTAGCCCATCCAGCAGATTTACCTACGTTATTACGTTCAATTCTATTAACATTACGACTAAGAGATTTAAAAAACTTATCACCTCGTTTAGTAGCTTGAATACCTTTTCCTACTGTCTGTACTCCTTTTGCAACCGCTCCCCCAGCAGTAAAGAAACCCAATATGATAGAACCTACTTCAGCTCCTACTTCCTCAAACCCTGCTTCAGCTTCTCCGTAAATATTACGTTCTGTATTTATTCTTGTACGTCCTCCGCTAAATTCAGAAATCGTATTAACAGTATCATCGAACAATCTTACAGGTATTCTACCTATGGTAGTTGCTGATTTCTGATACCAAGGAACTTTATACCTACTTGCCTGTAAAGCTTCTGTTATACGAGCAGTATCAAACGATACAGTATCAGTTCTTTGTAGTGTTTCGATACTCATTATTTATTAAATATTTTATAATACTCAATGTTTTGATTATACACATTATCGAGGTAATAAGCTTGTCTTCGTTTGAGTTCTAACGCATCTCGTCTTTCTTGAAGTCTTGAACTTACTGGTGCGGTTTCTCTAAAGGCTTCAAACTCTGACGATGCTGAATCTATCTTGCTAGGTTCTATACCTATTTTTGTGCCTCTTCCAAACCTTTGTATTTCGCTTGCTTGTTGATCTATATCAGCTTGAAGTTGTTTTCGTTGAGGATCAACTGTATTTCTATCTCTTACCTGATATGCATCGTATAAATCTCTTTGAGCAAAAAGCATTTCCCTAAACCTAGTTGGAGTACGGATACCAAAAATGTTTGCCCAAAAGTAAGCGTGAGGTGTTTCGTCTTTTTTGGGAGCCGATCCTTCAAGCTTTTCAAATTCTGCTTCAGCCAACCGTAAAACACTACCCTCATTGTCGTAGTTCCATATTGAATTTTCCCCTTTCCAAGCCGTAGTAGAAAATAAAAAGGTAGTTCTCCAATCCAAATCACCAGCTTTAGTTTGTTTAGGAATGTCTGCTGGAGATTCGTATCCTATTTCTCTTCTTATATCTTTTATTTGCTCTTCAGTAAGATTGACGTTTTTAAACTGTCCTCCAAATCTTACAGGAACATTGTTAGTAATTCTTAATAAATAGTCTCTATCGGTATTGGATATATTTTCTTTTTTGTTTTTATTATCTCCTACGTCAAAGAATTCTGCTGGAGGTAAATCCTGTGTAATTCCTATAATATTATCATTTTTTCTTTTGATAAAGTTTGTAGTAATTGCGCCAACCTTTGTAAGATCTAATGATACTTCAGACTCAAGAATTTTATATTGGTTTTCAAAGTTTTCTTTATTAGCCTCAATAGCTTTAAGTCGTATATCGTCTAACTCTTCAATGTTAGGATCACGTTCGTTTTCTTGGTAAAAAGTTTGAACTTTAGATTTAATTGATGCATCTACTGCTCTTTTAAAATCCAAATCAATTTCAAGCATTGCTGTGCTTTGGCTTCTAAAAGCGTTTTGTATGTCTGCTGCTGTTTGATCCGATCCTCTACTTCTTTCACTATTAACAATATTACTAATAGAAGTTTGTTTTACACTACTTTGAAAATCACTAACAAGATTTATGGTATCGCTATCGTTTGCTATTGTTGTACCTATATATTTTCTTTGTTCTATAGCAAAACGATCTGTTGCCTGTTGAGCTTGATCAGGGTCTACTTGTACTCCAAACTGATTACCCAATGAGACAAGGTTTGGAGTTTGACCTTGCGATATAAGTTGTATTCCTTCTTGAATAATAGCCTCTACTTGTTCTGCGTTTGCGTTTACTCTTCTTTTCTGTAAAGCTAAATCATCTATTCTGGTATTCATTACCAATAAGGTTTCTTTTTCCTCTTCGGATAAAATGTCTGAACGATTTACCCAATCTAAGTAGATGCTATCAGCGGTTCCTCTATTTAAATTTACAATATACTGTTCAAACTCTTCATCCGTTATCGCATCTTCGCCAAATATAGATTTAAGTTCTTCTATAATTTTTACAGCGTGTGAACCTGCATTATTTTTATCCGCTACATAATTACCTATAAAGACATGAAGTTTATTTGATATTTGTTTCTCTAGTTTTTTACTTTTGTATGCTGCTGTAGTTTCGGTAAGGTTTTTATACCTGTTTAACTGCGCCCTTAAAGAATGATAGGTTTTTCCTTCGTCTTCTAGATTTAATATAGGTATACCAGATTTTGTTTTTGCTCTAGCTATTTCATCTAAAAGTCTTTTGGCTTTATTGTATTTTTGTTCAGTAGGTTCTCCGTCTGTTAAATTGTAATATGCAGAAGCAACACTACCCATAGCTACCTTTGTGCTTTCAGCTTCCGTAAGTCCTGTAGCAGGAACGGAAAACATATCACCTATCAGTTCATCAGGAAGTTCTTCGGTATTTATAATAGCTTCAATTTCATTAATATTACTACTGGTTACGTTTTTGATGTGGTTATCTTTTAACGCTCTATCTCTTGCTCGTATTACCTGCTCCGAAAAGTTCCTGTTGTATCCTTGGATAGCTGTATTGAACGACTGAAGCATAATCGGATCATTATTAAACCTTTCTGCAAACTGCTCGTAAGCTTCTGTTGTTAGCTCTTGTGCATACTCCGCTCCGTTTCTGCCATTCTCTAGGTTTTCATTAACACGTTTAAGTTGTGACACTAAAAGACTGTTGTAGTCTCCTGCTGCTCGTTTAGCTATACCATCTTTAAATGCAAACTGAAATGAAGGTAGTTGACTTTCTTTAAGTGTACCCGCTTCTACAGCTTTCCTACCAGCTTGCTCCATCTTACTAAAAGCATCTTTAGCATCTATTTCTGCTTTAGCAGCTAGTTCTCCTGATCGTAATCCTTGCTGTTTCTCTAGTCCCTTTATAGCTGTAACAGTAGGAATAATATCAGTAGCTACACCAAGAGCATTACTAAGACTTACTAACTTGCTTGGTTGTACTTGTGCTGGCCCTACTACCGCACCCCTTCCAGCAGTTACTGTAGGAGATACAATAGGTACTGAAGAGAAAGGTATATCAACTTGTGTGCGATTTTCGTATGTCTTGCGAGTTGCCATAGTAATTAAAGTTTAGGAGGTTTCTGTCCCCAAGCACCATACTGAGCGTCAACTTTAGGAGAAGGTGTAGGAACCGTGGGTAAAGTAGTGGCTTCATGCAGTCGTGCGCCTGATAGGTATCCCGAAGCTCCTGCTGATCCTATACTTGCTATTCCTTCTAGGAATGACGGTTTTTGTACAGGTCTGTTAATAGCGGTAATGTTTCTTTGAGATGCCATGCCAGCGTCACCTAAAGCAAGTCCTGTATTAAGAGCTTGGAACTGACGTTGTTGTTCAAGTGCTGCTAAGTATCTTCCTTCTTGTGCTGTGAATTCGTTAACAACAGCTTGAGCGGATGCTCCTCCTACACCAGCTTCTCCAGTAGCTACTGCTTGCCTTGCTAAAGCTTTACGTGTTTCCTCTGCAATTTGCTGACGCTGTTGAAGGCTTGCTATTTGTTCTTGGGCTTCACGTTGACGCATTGCTGTTTGCTCACGCATAAGCCTTTGCTGTTCTTGTTGCATAGCAACTGCTTGCGCTCGTTCTTGCGCTCTTGCTGTTTGCCTTTGCCCAATAAAACCTAGAGTACTACCGACTGCGCTTAATGTTGCTGAACCTGCCGCTACACTTGCCGCTGTTACTCCTGCACCTGCCGTACCTAGAACAGCATTTCCTACTGCCGCTAACATTGGAGGAAAACACATATTATATATCCTTGTTAAATATTATAAACTCTTGATAGCCTTGTGGCTTTTCTCTTAGGAACTCTGCACCTACCCACTCTAACCATCTCATTGAGGTAGTGTTTTGTGTTCCAACTACATTTACCAATCCCCTGTAGTTACCCATTAATTTCTTAATCCACTCTCTTGAATGTCTTAGGAAAGTGTTTCGGATGTTATGTATACGATCTGTACCAAGCATCCATACGATACCTAGATCATCACAATCTGAATCACATACACCAAAAGAACATACAAGTTTACGGTCACTCATTATTGTATAGGACTCTTTAGATTCCTTAAAGGAACTAGCAACGGCATCATACGGATGATAACCAAGTCCTATAGCTTCTAGCATATCTGGTATCCTTAAATTCTCATAAAGATGCCACATATCAAGCATGGGTAAAGCTACTCTTATATAGCAGTCATCGTAGACTACTCGTTTAAAATCCAAAAACTCATCAGGCATATCTTTTTGAACGTGATGATATAAAGCTTTCTACTTCCGCTGACAAGATTTTTACAGGAAGAGCAGATGATGACTTTATTTTTATCGTTACCTTATCTGGTTCACTATGTACTGGAACTCTAAATGTTCCGCTTTCTGGTGTTAGTGATCCTATGTTAAAGTCCGCACCAAGTTGTACAGGACTGTATTCGTATGTATATGTGTCCCTGTACTCTGGAGTTACCTCTACATTAAAGGAACCTGTATCGGAGTATTCAAGGGACATATTTCGTATAACTTGTTTTGTAAAATTACTTACTGACTTACCACCCCTTTCACTTGGTTGTTTAATTAATTGATCGGAGAACTCATACTCCATTTCGTATTCATGCCCAAGATAAAAGGTTGTACTACTAAGGTCTACGTTAACAGTTGCAGAAGATGCATCTACTCTAGTTAGAGCGTAACTTGTTCCTGATTGAGTATAGACTACTGCATTAACTGGATCATATGGAATATCAGATATGGTAGTCTTTAACGTAGAAGCACTATAGGATACAGTAAGAGCAGACGAAGCTATACGATCATCTAACAGAATGTTGTAGGTAGTATCTGCTACACCTGATTCAAAAGGAATTTTTTCTAGGTAAGTGTTAGTTGTATCCGTAAGAACTACATATAAATTACTATCGATAAAGTTACCACCTATAACCTCATGTCTAAACGTAAACTTACTCCAAGAGCTTTGTAGTTTGTCTTTGTTTTGCCAGAAATATTTATAAACGTACAAAATGTAAGGACTAGCAGATGTAGTACAAATCAATACGTTTTCGGAAGAACTACCAATAATCCTATCAATACGATCAGGAATGTATTTAGGTACGTGTTCTGTAATTTCATTAGCATGATAGGTAGAAGATAAATCATCTACGGCAAACTCTCGTACACCTTGGCTGTTTCCTCTAGAAAACGCAAAATAAACGAATCCACCAAGAGATAGGGGTACAGGGTACTGATTAGCGGTAAAGGACGTTATAGGGCTAATATTGACGCTTTTAGGAGTAAGTAGGTCATTACCTCTAAGTGCGAACTGTGATGTCGGTGACATTAACAACAGTTTTTCTTGGAAAGGTACAGCATGATGCAGGTCGTTAACCTCTTGGTGAGCAACTGCTACATCAATAACAGCAGAGTCTAACAGATTAATAACTGTATTCCTAAAGAAATTGTAGTATTCACCTGATTCGCTTAACACTACATTGTCTTTGGTAAGTAGACCTAAACGATTCTTAAAGAAGAATATATCGTTAATAGTATTACTTACAAAAGATGGAGCAGGGTTACTATCGTCATCTCCTGCTGCTCTATCTGTCCAAGTTATTTCTTTAAGATCGTATGTGTTATTTAAAGTACCTGTAGGAACAAGACTAACAGGCATAAATGCAGGATTAAGAGTAGTTGCTACGTTTGGTGCAATAGCTTCTAGCCATGTACCTTCCCCTGATGTTCCGTTAGTTGCTGTAAAGTTAACATAGTAATCATCTTCAGAAAGCTCTACGTCTCCTTTAATTTTAATCTTAAAGTCATTAAAAGCCTTAGAAGGTAGATCGGTAATGTTTGCTACTTCGTTATATGCTAATCCTATACCAGTATCACTTATCTCATCTGTTACGGAAAGCCCTACAAACGCTGAACTTTGTGATATTTGAAGTACGTTACCATCTAAAGTGGTAGTTAAACCAGCAACTCCATCAAGACCTCCAGCAGTACCTGAGTAAGTAAGGTGGCTTAAACTTGATCCAGACTTTAATACCGATAATATTTCAGAACTTTTTATTTCTGTTCCACTAGTAATCTCAGCTTCAAAGGTAGCTCCGTTTAGTTTAATAGTATATTTAGTATCTATAGCAGCTTGCTTAATAAATATTAAAGCTTTATTAGCGACTGCTCCAGAGTTACCTGTAAGTGCAGGTACGCTTTTATTTTTATTAAGTAACCAAGTCGTATCAGCTACTGTAAGTATTTTGATAGCATCTTTAGGATTACTATCGTTAAGGTAACTACCTGAGAGTGTACTAGTAACTGTTACGTCTGTTCCGTCTACCCTCCACATTTCAACTGTATTAGATGATGGAGGTATAACTACTACGAATCGTTCATTTTCTGAACCTCTATCAATTAATCCAACAAAACTTTTATTATCTATATCAGATGTTTTAATCCGTTTAATTAACCTACTATTGGGACGTTTTACTAAACCCTCTACAACACTACTAAGTGCATTGGTTTGGCTTTCAGCCTGTCCAGCATGACGTATATTACTGGGTTGCTGAGATACACCTTGAGTAAGGTTTGGAACACTAGTATTTAGTAGAGGCATTATTTCTGTCTAGTACACGATAAACGGAATAGTTATCAAATATTGTAAGGTCTGCTGTTTCACTATCACTATCTAAAGCTCTAGCTTTTGCTTCGATTTCATCACGGATAGTTAGACCTTGTATTTCGGAGCTTGCTAAGAATCTACCTGCAAACTTCCTGCCAGCACGTATAGCAATGTAGTTACGGAACTGTTCTGGCATCTGAGCAAACTCTAACAGAAACACAATAGATACCTCAAGGTCTTTATCAAAAGTAGATGTATGATTCTTACGGTCGTAAAGGGATGTTCCTCTTTGAACTATATCAATATCAGTATATTTACCTACCTCGGTATCAACCCTAAGTGTATTTAAAGGTAATGTAATTTGATTAGTAACCCCATCTTTACGTAGGGTGTATTTATGTTCTGTATTAAAATGAAACCCTTCACTCTGTATTTCTCTATTGGTTTCATCCAACACGTTCTCTGCAAGGACCACATTAGCTGATCTTTGACTTCCGCTACCTAAAGAGTTAACAGGCAATTCCCCGATAACCCCTAACATAGTATTTACTGCATCTAGTTTTGTCGTGAGATTTGCCATAATTCTAAAAGGTATTTGTTACCAGAGGGGGAGCAAGCTCATAAGAACCTACTCCCCCATGAGGTAACGATAGGAGGAATTTACTTGATGAGTTCGATAGCACACTCAGGACGGAGGATTCCGTGACCCATTGCATACTTAGCTACGAACAGCGTACCTTGACGCTCAATCTGATATTCCGATTCGGTAGCAAGATCAAGAAGCTTGACCGTACCAACAGCAGCAGAATGACCAACAATACCTAATGTGGTAGTGAAGTCTCCGTTGTAGCCGTTGCCAGCACCGAAGGGATCATTAACAGCATTGTCATCATCACCAGAGATAGTGTTTGTGGAAGGAACATGATTGCTCTTGAAGATGTTAATTCCTGCAATTTGAGGAATGATACCTTGAGCAACAGAACCTTGTCCGCCAACATCGGTGTTAAGTGCGCTGTTTGCTACGTTAATACCAGAAGTTGCACCACCAGTAATTAGCTTGTAGTACTCTTCGGGACGAATAACGCAGAAACGACCATCACTAGGAACATCGTTTTCGTCTAGCTTTTGAGCAGAACTGAAGAGAGCGGTAATAAGCTCAGCACCAGTAGGATCGCCAGCAGCATCTGAGTCATCACCAGCGGAATAACTAGCATCAGATAGGAACTTATCTTGACCAACGTCTAGACGATCTCCACCATTTCCTGCTGTTAGATTAGCTGCTGAACGCGCGGCTCCGATAAAGGTCTTGAGTACAGCAGTATCAAAACGATTAGCAAGAGCGTTGCCCAACTCATTTGCATAGACACTACGAATATCATAATGATTCATAACGTCATCGATGTTAGCTAGGAAGGAAGAAGCCAACAGAACTTTGTCGATGCTGATAACCTTTTCGCTTTTAGCAATGTCCGATAGGTAACTATTACCACTATCTGCAATGTTTTGACCAACTGTGTGGTACTTTGCGGAAGCAACGCCAGTTACAGGAAACTGTGCAGACTTACCGTCACTAATAGTACGGATCGTGTGCAGAGGTTTCATAATGTTCTTTTCCTCAAATGTGGTAAGAATCTCACCACTAAACTTTTTAAGGAATAGTTCTTGATTATCTGAGCCGCCTTGTTTAAGGCCAACCCGTGATGGAGTAGTGTCTCCGTTTGCCATAATATGGTCTTTCTATGTTTGAATGTGTTTAACTATTAAGTTGTAATTTCTACCTAGCGTCTGGAAGTTATCCACCTCAATGGGCTTCTACTACTCAATGTATAATTACGATCAAAAAAAAATAAAACCCCCCACCAAGGAGAAAGAAAGCAAAACCTTGATGAGGGGCATGATAGGTAATACCAAACCAATAATACTAACTAAAAATCTTCATATAGTAGGACTATTCTTCTTCGGGTTCCAAAGCACCCATATGATGTCCTTCGGGATATTCAACCTTATTTGCTGATAACTCCCACTCTTCTCCGTTCCAAAAGTATACTTTACCCTTTACCTTTGGGCCTACTCTTAGAATCTGACTTTGAGAGTCCACGAAGACTACCCTCGTGTTCCCGCATCCGCTCAAGAAAACGCTCGCGATCAGGACTGATAGGAGCATCTTTAGCTTTGACTGGTTTTTTAACTTCACGGATTACGTTTTTAAATAGTGCATTAAATAAACTTTGTAGGATAGCTATAACTATCTTCACTTTTCTTTAGCTTTACCTACGTTTATTGCGAGTGTATCGATTAGTGCATATAACTTTTTAACAATGCCATCATCCTTTGGGGTAGGAGTTAAAGCGGCTACTGCTGAAGCCAATGCTACTGCTGATGTGAGGATAAGGACAATGCCTTCCCAGTTTGATTGTACGAATTCCATAATATTTAAAAGTTACTTACTTTGAGCCTTCTGTCAACCTCTGCATGATATGCTTTGTCTCCTGATTTATAACGTGGATCACTCATAGCTGCTCTTACAGCTTGCATATCACTAAAAGGAGTTACACCAGCACCGCTAGTGTTGCCCATAGTAAGGTTAGGTTGTGATGTTCCTGATTTATAACGAGCATACAGACCACTAACTGCCATTTTAGCAGCATTAATATCCAGTCCTTCTACTACGTTGTTGTAAGCTTCTAGCTCGTTTGGTTGTAAGTTTTGTACTGCCCACTCTCCCATCTGTTCGTACTCACCATTAGCCGCCCCTTTAATTTCTGTTGTTCGTTGAGTGGTAAGAGCTTGTTGACCAGCAATATAACTATTAACAATATCTTCACTAATCCCAAACTCAGCTAATGTTTCATATGTGTCCTTAGAAAGCTCTCCGTTTCCGTGAAACTCTTCAGATGCATACGTAAGAACTTCAGATGTGTTTACCTCTACAGTTTCTTCACCATTTTCGTTGGTAGTAGTTTCTTCTTTACCTTGCGATAATTTAGTTTCTAGTTCCTGATACGAATTAACAAGGTCTTCAATACTGTTAAACTTATCAGGTAATCCATCAGGTCGTTCACCTTGACCAAGCTTTAATGAGTTATCTTCTAACTCTTGCTCCTCTGCTACTTCCCCTTCTTCTTGGGAGTCTGTAGCGATATGATCAGGTTGCGGTTGTTCCTCTACTGTTTTGGAAGCTGGTTCAATCTCCCCTTGTGTGGGTTCATTAATTTCTACTGTAGTTAGTTCTGCCATCGTTATTCCTCAGTTGGTTCGGGAGACTCTTGCTGGGCAAGTGCCTGTTGACTCATTGCATTAATAGCTGGCCCTCCTAATTGAGACGCTAAAGCTTGCATCTGAGCTTGCTGACTTGCTTGCGCTACTTCCTCCTCTGTTTTAATTAGTCCCTCAGTTTCTATACCAAGAGAAGTCGCTCGTCTAGTAAAATAATCACTAACATTAAGATACTGTTGTACTGCTTCTGGGCCTACAATCTGATTAGCTCCTGCTATAAACATATCTAATTTATTAAGATCGTTACCCCTACCAAGTGCTTCTACACCTGTGGTAATAGTAGGTTTAACGATGTCCTTTGGAAGCTTAGGCATCTTGTTTTTCTTCCGCATACGTGACATTAGACGTTCAACTAGCGGCATTTGAAACTCTTGACTAAGGATACTGTACAGTCCACCAAGAGCAGTCTCTAGTTCCTGACTAAGCATACGTATTTCTTCGGCAGTTACTCGTTCGGCCTGTCTAACTACACTACTGTTAAGTAGGAATGCGTTGCTTAGTCGCTCCTGTATAGCCCTCATTGTTTCTTGAGCTACACGGAAGTCATTAAACTTTTGCAACTGTAGTACACTAATGTCTCCAGCATTTCCTTGAACGATTGCTCCGTTAGCACTATCCGATAATGTACGTGCTTTAGTAGTTCCGTTAGGATTAACTAGGAATAGAACTTTAGCAGCAGCAGCAGAGCCTTCTACGATAGCTTGTGTAAGACTTTCAAGAGATTTAAGATCACCTAAGTATTCTTCTACAAACCCTCTTCCGTAGTTTTCTCCGTCTATTCTTGTATAACGTAAAGGAATAAATGGTGATTTATCTACGTTGTATGATCCAAAAGATTCATCAATAGGAATACCCTTGACATCCTGATAAACCATAAACTTATCACCTTTACGAACTACAGCAGTATAAAGATCGCAGGTATCATTCTTACTGTCTTTATATACTGCATCCTTAACGCTATCAGGTAATAGAAATGGAGCAATAGTTTCCTTAGTGGCTATGTGAGTTACGTTTCCCATTGGATCACGTTTAACAACATAACGATCAGGACGGAACACTCTCATTCCACCTTCATCGGGTAGATATACAAGAGCATTACCTGTAACGATTAGATTCTTTAGTGCTTCAAAAGCACCAACCCTAAAGGCTTCTGACTCAACCTCTTGCATGACAGACCTTTCGATTTCTGCCAATGCTTTTTCAAGTTGAGTTTTAATCTCTTGGGTTTCTGTTTCTCCTAGTTCTGCTCTTGCTTTTTCAAGTTCATAACTGTCAATGGATAATCTAAAGAAGGGAGCATTCGGGGGAAGAAGAGCTAACAAAAGCTTACTAGCTAGGTTATTAACTCCTCTCGCCCCTACCCCTTGAAATGGAGTTTTATACTCCGTTGAACTAGAGCTACCGTCAGGTGGCAATACGTATGGAATAGTTAACTCAGAGGCTTCTCTACCTCTCCTCAAGAAAGGGTCACGACTTGCCTCCAGTTGTGTGTAAAGGTGTTGTGCTGTCTCGCTTGAGGATTCCATAATAATATTAAGCTACGGTTACTGTTAGATTGCCACTAGAGATTTGGAATGAGTCACCATCGTTAACGGTAGCGTCTGATATAGTTGCGTAAAACAATAAGTTACCGCTACTGACGTGGTCAAATATGCCTATACTGTTTACTGTCCCCCAAGCTCCGCCATCTGCAGTAAAACCTGTTATGTCGGCATTGCTAGCAAGACTGCCACCTGTTCCGCTTGCGTTATTAAACTTATCGGTAATTTCAATACGGGTGTAACCGTTGCCGCTTACTTCTGTTCCACCACCTGCGTCACTCGGTGCAGACGTAAACAGTCCTAGATAGATGTTGCTTGGTGCAGAAATAGAACCTCCTGCGCCTGTGCCTTGGTTAAGATAAAAGTCAAGAATCTGGTTCTCAACGTAGTCTGATGCTGCTGACATAATTAGTGTCTCCTGTTATATAGTTGTGTTTGTTAAAGTCCTTCGGGATCGGTGTACCACTCACCTTCGGGATTGTTCAAAATTGTTAACATCTCAGCTTTATTGTAGGCAGTTTTACCTTCCAACCATGCTGGTGTTGTGCCTTCATACTTAACGAATGTCTTGGTGTTGTCGTTGTTCCAGCGGAGTGTTTCAAAGCTAGTTTCAAGTACTTCGCTAAAGTCTATAGCGTTTGCTTCGGTGGCGTTTAGAATTACATATTGTCTCATGATGGTACGTCTGTGTTAAAGGTTGGCCCATTGGTAAGCGTTGCTGTGTTACTATTGCTTGAACTGTCGGCAACGGTCGTACCTGTATTCTCTTCCATACGCCAGTAAGCAACCAAGTCGGAGTCAGAGCTTTGGTCAGCAGGTGCGCCACTATTATAAATTGCTGTTATATCGCTGGCTGAAAGTGCGCTGTTATAAAGAGCAAACTCATCTAGTTTTCCGTTGGTTGGATTTTGATGAAGGTTACCTCCATTTTTTAGCCCGCCAATGTGCATAGGTTCGTATGAAGCTGAGTCAGTTGTCCAAGTAAACGAGATAGTACCAACGCTTGAGCCATTAAGGTAGTAGGTAAATGTGCCAGAACTTCCTCCGCTAAACGTGTAGGCAACATGATACCATGTTCCAGTAGACATTCCGTGAGACAATGTAGATGTATTAAAGGATGTGCCTATTGCAGCACGTACCTTACTACCCGTTATTCCAAAGTAGAACCTACCAGTAGAGTTTCCATACCGTCCGAAAAAGTCTTGAGTTGTTGAATTATCATCCAGTTTAACCCAGAGGCTTGCAGTAAATCCATTCTTTAGATTGTAGGTGTTGGTTACTAAGCTGGTTGATAGGTGATCATTAGTTCCGTCAAATTCTAAACTGTATGAATTAAAGGCTGCAACAACAGTACCACTAGCAGTCGCTGATAGGTTGACTTGGCAAGATGCTGTACCTGAGTGTAGTTCTAGTAAGTCTCCGCTAGCACTTGCTGTAACGCCTACTGAAACTGTTGCTGTACCTGAGTGGGTAATTGGTACTACAGAATGTTCACCCATCTTCCACCAACCTTCTAGATCGCTACTACCTGTTAAGCTTGAGCCACTACCGCTGTTGTAAAGGTTGGATACTTCGGTAGATGATAAAGCTTTTGACCAAATACTTACGTCATCAACTTTAAAAGCATGGTAAGTTTGTGAACCGCTTGAAGATGAGCCTCTACCTATTGCTATTTTTTCTGTAGTTGTAAAATCCTCAAAATCAACAGTACTGCTATCGTTTGATGCTACCTCACTTCCGTTTTTATAAATTTTAAGTGTATGATCTGTAGAGCTAGTTCTAATACCTACTAAAACTAAATGAAGCCACCCCGAATCACCGTTAGGTAATGGCCCTGTAGTCTGGTTTACCGAAATGTAACTTCCTCCAGCCCTGTAATAGGCTTTGAAATAACTATTTTGTGTAAAGAACTGAATATATTCGGGGTTTGATGAATCTCCGTGAGGAAAGTTCATTAATAATTTATTAAAAGATGCGTGTCCGACTTCTAATCTAACCCACAAACTAAACGAAAATGAAGACCTAAGAACTGACTGATAGGTACTGCTAAATTGTGCATAGTCATTAGTTCCATCAAAGTCTGTAGCTCTTGATCCTACTGCTGAGTCTGAAGTAAACAAAGCCCCGTTAACCAAAGTCATGTTGTTACCATTACTCGTCTCATCAGGTACAGTTGTATTAGCATTAATACCTGACGCACTTGCGCTAAGGTTAACTTGAACGGAAGCTACACCCGCATGAGTCTGTGAAGCAGTACCACTAGCAGTCGCTGATATAGTTACACCGATGTTAGCAGTACCTGTATGAGTTTCCCCTGTCTCTCCAGCAGCAGTTGTAGTAATGACTATAGATGCTGTTGCTGTACCGCTATGGGTAGAAGTTACTGAAGCAGACGCTGTTGAACTGATTACAACCCCAACGGTAGCAGTACCAAAGTGTTGCTGGTCTGTTTGCTGTCCGCTTGCTGTAACTCCAATGGTTACTCCTGTTGTTGCTGATCTGTTAAATGTACCAGTACCTACAGCAGTTGTTCCAATAATAACACGAATAGAAGCTACGTTATCACCATCGATAGGCATTGTCTGCGTCAGTTTCGACGAACGCTTAAAACCGTTAGGTAATCTATTAAAGCCTGACGCTCCAACAGATACCTTAGACAATGACTTTAATGGCATACTTATAGGGATTGGGTTGTACCAGTTGCGTATACGTTTATTGTTCCGTCACTATAACTAGAGGTTACTGCACGTAGCTTTTCGTAGTGACCTTCGTCATCGCGCACCATGTAGTTACCAGCAGTTGTAATAACTTCTTGATGGATGCTGTACCAACTCGTACCAATATACGCTTCTATATCTACGGTAACGCTTGCTGAACCAGTAGCTTCAATACTGTATGTCCAACCTTTGGCACGTTCTACTGGATGGGGGCTTCCTGTTGTGTTGGCATAACAATTACTAAGGAGCGTTTCCTTTTGTAGTTTTATTAAGTTATTGTAGTTACTCATACGTTTACTCCTGTTCCAGAAGAGCTTGTATTAGTTCCGCTAGATATTCTTAATGAACTAATACCACTACGTTTACGCTTTACACCTTTCCGCTTAAAAGCCTGATCTACTCCTTGAGTAAGTCTTGCCATAGGCGTTGGAGGAGGTGGAGCTGGTGGAGGAGGTGGAGGTGCTTGTATTTTAGGGCCGCCCATACACATGATTAATCCTTTACGATTGTGGTTTTAATTTGATCCTCGTACTTCATTTTTAAAAAGTCTACAAGGCTACGCTTACCTGCTTCATACCATATCCTACGTTCATTCCAACTAAGATCAGGATGTCGGTTGGGTACTATTGTTTCAAGCTGGTCTACTAGTTCTTTAGAAACATCAGGAAATTTATCAGAAGGCATCGTTAGTCTTGGTTAATGAATGGACAACAGGTAAGTACTTTTGTTTATCATCCTCTGAAAAAGTATCGGGAAACCATAAAGTTTCAATACGTTTTTCTTTAGTGTTGTACTCATCCTTCCTTAGAAGTCTTGCCATCCAAGCATTCATAAGAGCATCCGCTTCTGTTAAATCCTTTGATTCATATAGTCGGACTACTGTATCCCAATTATAACCAAACCTATCAAGGTGTTTCTCTGCTGTCTTAGGGCCAAACTTAGGTATACCACTATATCCATCAACAGCATCGCCAGCTATAGTCTGTATGAGATGGAACCTTTCAGAGTCTAGTTCCTCATGGTTATATAGCTCATCTTTTCTGTAGTTGTACCAATCACTAGGGACTCCATGAAAATCCTTATCGATGCTACTAATTACAGTCCTGTTATCCTTGTCCTGTATTTCTGTAGCAAGAATAGATAACACATCATCAGCTTCCAGTAGTTCCCAGCACTCACTCTTCCATGTTTTACTCATCCAATCTTTTAAAGGATTAAGAAGTAAAGGTCTGAACTGTCCCTTCCTGTTAGCTTTGTAGTCAGGATTAATTACCTTTCTGAAGTTGGTTGGATGGGTAAAGGCTACGATAGTTTCATCAGGTTTAATCACTTCCTGTATCTTGGATATACGATTACTGATGTGTGTCTTACCTTTAGCTGAGTCCCCATGAGTAGTCCATAGTTCTTCATCCCATTGTATTATTTCTTGTCCTGCAAATGATCCATCAAATGCTAGAACATCTCCGTCAATTAGTAGTGTAGTATTCATTAGTGTGTTTCTTTCCAGTTGTTACCTATCATGCATTCTCCATCTAGTCGGCACTTCATGCCTAGTCTTTTACCTGCTTGTGTTATCGCATTAACTGCGTGCTGTGAGTATATCTCCGCTAGTTCTGGTTTGACCTCTGCTTGGAACTCATCGTGGATGTTACCGACAAATGCATACTGCTTACCGTGAGTCCATCCAATGCTATGTAGTTTCATGTACAACTCTATCAAGGACTGCTTCATAACAACAGCACCACATGATTGGAGAAGTGTGTTCAGAGCAGCATACTCACTACGAATTGGTAAACGTCTACCATCTATACCACGTAGTTCTCCACGTTTCCTGACAGTAGCTTCTACATCTTTCTTGAGTCGCTTGAGGGATGGTAGACTATTAAGGAATCGTTCCTTGAGTCTACGGCCATCAGCAGCTTTACCTCCTACGATGTCACCGATCTTACCATCACCCGCTCCGTAAAGGAATGCATAGATGAATGTCTTAGCTTGATCTCTATCGGTAAGACCAGCAGCTTTCATGTTAACTGTATGGATGTCATCCTCTAGTATGTACTTACCATACTCACCTCCATCATAGAAGGCTAGGTAGTGAGCAAGACATCGTAGTTCTAGACCACTTGCATCTGTACCAGCTAAGACGTAACCATCTCCAGCCTTGAACAATTCTCTACACTCTGCCCCATACTCAGCACGTACTGCTGGGACTTGGGCAAGGTTAGGATTACTATGGGTACAACGTCCAGTAACAGCACCATTGGTATTAACCTTACCGTGTATCCTACCATTGACTGCGTTGTTAACCCATCCCTGTTTACCTTCAGCAAGATGACCTAATCGTTTGGTAACCAGTAGATACTCCAGTAGTTTACCAGCAGAAGGATGCTTGATAGACTTGAGTATAGGTTCATCAATACGTGGAGTCTCCCCATCTGAATGCATCAACTTAGGTTTCCATCCTAGCTTCATCAAGCGATCTGCTATCTGTTGACGAGAGCTTGGATTGAATGGGATAACCTTTTTCTTGTTACCTACTTTCTTGGCATCCTTAACAAGTACTTGCTTGATGCCTCGTTCCTTGAGTACTTCCTTGAGCTGACCTTTGGTAGGTGCTTCGATAACTTCTCCTTCATGTTCTAGTCTCCAGCATAAAGGACTCTTCATCTCTTCAATGGTTGGATCAAACATCTTCTGAAGTTCATCTTTGATCTCAGCCCTACGAACTGACAACTTAGCTATCAACTGTTCAGCTTTATCTGTATCAAATGCAAAACCTCGTTGCTCCTGTTGCCGAATGATATGTGCAAATGTATGCTCAATGATTCGTACTTGATCGGGAGTCTTGCATTCGTTCTGAATAAAGTCCCATAGTCTATGGGTTACTAAGCAGTCTTGCTCGCAGTACTCACGCATCTCCTCGTTGTAAGTATCCCATGCATTATCCTCCTTTCCATATGCACCTTTGGGAATACCTAGTCGATGACCCCAAGCTTCCAAGGAATGACTACCCCTTAGATTCTTAGGTACACCAGCTCCTGTAAACTGTTCAGCGTAATCGTCTTGCATAGTATCGGGATGTTCAACCCTTGCCATAAGTAGTGTATCAAACACTCTACCTTTAGGAGCGAATCGGTATACCTTCTTGAGAACTGGGATATCAAACCCAATGATGTTATGACCAACGATTTCTTCAGCTTCCTCCAGCATGGTAACGCCTTGCCTTATGGAATCTCCGTGGAATGTAACGACCTTTGTTGAAGCTAGGTCAAATATACTCAGACAATGTACAGTTATATTACCTGACAGTCTGGTGAAGTCTTCGATCTCTGTAGTTTCTACGTCGAAGAATAGTATTCTCTTTTGCATTTCTTATTGGTTTGGTTCTAGCCATACACCTTTGTGGAGCATTTGGCCGATGATGCCATAGTTAGCAAGGTCAATCCAACTGTCAAGAACAGACTCGTTGTTGGGTTCTCCTTGTGTCTTGAGGAACAGGTTCATTAATCGGTTGACCTTGTCACCTGATCTGAACGCTACTCCTAACTCTGGATGAGGATTACCGCATATGTTGTATGGCCCGTAGTCCTCCTGCTTTCTGTCAAACACTTGTATGTTCTCCATGAATATCTCAAGTGCTTTGTTAGCTTGGTATGTTTTTAGGTTTGGTATTTCTTTCATTGTTATTATTGGTTAGAATGGTAGCTCTTCGGTAGCATCTTCTACCTCGTCTTCCGTATGTTCGTTTAGTCTTCCTGTTTGTTTATCGAATAAGAGTGAACCTGCTAGTCCTGTCTCTCCGCTGAATCTGTTCTTCAGTACACGTAGTCTTGAGATGTTTGCGTTCTCTTCATCTTGTTGGTTACGTTCCATACTGATAACAAAGTCAGACAACTGAGCGATACCAGCAGAACCTCTTAGCTGACTCAAGCTTGTTGTTCCTCCTTCTTCGTGTCCTCTGCCTTCTGGTCTGCGAAGATGACTGACTACAATCAATCCACATCCTGTCTCCTCAACCAAGGTACGTAGTCTAGTCATGGTGTTATCAATGATCCTTCTTTCATTACCATCCTCAAGACCACTAACAACAATAGATAGGTGATCCAGTATAATCCAATTACAATCGTAACCCTTACACAAGTACTTGATCTTACCTAGTAGATTGTCGGAGTCTGTTGATCCGAAGTGGTCATAGGTGTAGAACTTTCCGTTACCTATTGTATCATCGAATGCAGGTTTGAGTTCATCAAGGTTAACATTCTCTTCAAGGTGTAGTTGTCTACCAACGTGTAGTCCCATGATACCTAGTCCAGTTCTACGTACACTTTCTTCAAGTGCTATGTATCCAACTGACTCCCCCTGCAATAGAAGGTTCAAACAAATCTCCTTACATAACAGAGACTTACCAATACCACTACCTGCTGTAACTGTAACCAGTTCTCCTAGCCTCATACCTCTAGTCTTAGTGTTGAGTCCTGAGTAAGGATAGGGAATAGATTTCTGGTTGTTGTTCTCCAGTAGTTTATCCCATAAGTTATCTGATCCAATAATACCATCAGGTCTGAATGTCTTGGCATCCCAACTGGCTTGAACTAGCTCTGATGATTTGTTGGCAACGATCATATCGTTAGCATCCTTGAGTGGTAGTCTTGCTATCTTAGCTTTACCAATGCTCATTAATGCAGCACATTCTTTGGAAGCTTTTATGCCAACGTCATCGTTATCAAACATGAACACAACAGACTCGAAAGTCTCAAGCCAATCAAGGCTACGTGCTACAGACTTCTTAGCTCCTGCTGCTCCATTAGGAACAGAGACACAAGGCCATTTGTTATCCATTGCTTGGCTCATTGAAAGAGCATCAACCTCTCCTTCAGTTACCACTACTCGTTTGCCTCCTTCTTTCCAGAGGTGCATACCATAAAGACCTGTCAACTCTCCTCGTACTTGGAAGCGTTTGTCTTGGTAGCGTATCTTTTGTCCAATTAGTTTACCATCTACATCTCTATAGTTGGCAATCTGTACAGGTTCCTTGTCAATGATAGCTACTTGGTAGTTCCATTTCTTACAGGTATCCTGTGTTAGACCACGTTTGGTTAGGGTAGCAGTCTTACCCTTTACGAACTCTTGGCTCATAGGTTTGCTTTTCTTTTCTGTTAGTTGGTTTGGTTTGTCTGGTCTGGTGTATGTGCTGCAAGCAAAGCAGTAAGAACTGCCATCTTGGTTCACACATCTAGCGTCACTACTCCCGCAATCGGGACATGACAAATGTGTTTCAACGAAAGCCATGATCTTGGTAATACTTTATTACACCACTTGATCCCTTTCTTGTCGCACCATGCTGCATAGGTTGTCTTCGATCCCTTTCTGATTTTGAGAAAAGGGTTCTGAAAACACAATCTAATATCCAAATCAGGATGACTATCCCGCACAAGCAGGTGTTTAGTCCTGTCTTCAGGATACCAGAGTCCTTTTGCTTCGATGATGATTCCATTACGGAGAACAAAGTCAGGTGTATAGGTTGCTGGTTTGATATACTCAATCTTTAAGGACTCGAAACCAAAGGCTGCACCCTCAGATTCTAACTGGGATGCAACCTTGGCTTCAAAACCCGAACGATATTTACCGCTCCTTTTAGAAGTTTGCGAGTGCTTCTTCCGTTTCGGTCTCCTCATCAGCAGTATCTTCGTCTTCCTCCTCGTCGTTATCAAGAGTGTCATCGAAGGTTTCTCCACCGTGGATGTATCCTTCTTCAGCACTAAATCCGAAGTTCGTACCTTGAGGTTGATAGTCTGCTAAGTCAAGAACTTGTACAGCTAATAGATCAAGAGAGCATCCAAACCCTAGCATACCAGTATACCAGAACTTAGGACGAACGCTGAGTCTGAGCTTGCTACCTCCACCTACGATTGGTGCATCCATGATAGGACTACCCTTGGCATCGTGAAGAGCAATCTGATTAGGTTTCTTGTTACCATCTCGATCAGTCCATACAGCTTTACGCTTGGTCTTGATAACATAGTTACCCTCGTCATCCTCAAAGCAGGGGAAACTATCCCACTTCTTTATGCGCTTCTTGCCTTGGTTCTCTTGCTCCTTGGCATATGCTTCTTCGTAGAGTTTAAGGAGTGTCTTCTTGAAGTGAGTGAACTCCTTCTTATCTACGATGACATTACAACGATACTCTCCGTCCTCATCGAAACGTGTATCAGGAGTG